TCCTGACGCTGAGTGTTGCTTTGGTGAGCTAAGTGCTTATAATTACAAAAGAGATGCAAACGGCGATCCTACAGCGATAATCGAAGATAGTAATAACCATTATGCTGATGCTTTACGCTATGCGATAGAGCCGTTACTCCGTAAAGACCCAGAAATTAGAGTAAGACGACTATGAGTAAAAAATGGTGGCAGTTTTGGAAAGAGCAAAAAAACGCTCACACATTAGGCGTGCTTATTCGGCAATCGGGTAACTTTACGTCTTATAATTTTGCTCAATTTGTACAAGAGGCTTACAGGCAAAATCCGACAGTTTACGCTTGCATACAGCAATATATTGGCGCGTTTAATGCTTGTCCGATTATTATTAAGCGTGGCGAAGAAGTTATAAATAACGATGCGTTAATGAAATTACTAATGCAGCCAAACGAACAACAGTCTTTTAGTGAGTTTTTAGAGCAAGCATTAATTTATTATTGGGTCGGTGGTGAAGCACCTATTTGGGGTGATGCGGTTATTCCCAGCCGATTACCTAAAGAAATATTTATTTTACGTCCTGATTATTTAACACCTATTTTAGCTCAAGGTTCAATGTCAAAGGTTGCACAATGGCAATACACAGCAAGCGACAACGACATACAATCAATGAATGTTTTGCCGTCTAATTTGATGATGTGGAAAGCATACGATCCTTTATGTCGTTATCGTGGCTCAAGTCCTTTGTTGCCATGTTCTTATGCTGTCGATCAATTAAACGAATATGCAAAATCAAACTATTCATTGCTTAAAAACGGTATGCAGCCAAGCGGCGCATTAAGCACCGAACAAAATATCGAAGATAATAGTTTTAGCCGATTAAAAGAACAATTTAATGAAACCTACGGCGGCAGCACTAATAGTGGTAAGCCATTAATCTTAGAGGGTGGCCTTAAATGGCAGCCTTTCGGATTTACGATGCGTGATGCTGAGTTTTTGGGCGGTAAAACATCGGCTAAATTAGATGTGTGTGAGACATTAAAAGTGCCTCCGCAATTGTTAGGTATTGAGGGTAGTCAGACTTACGCAAACTATGAGCAAGCAAGGGCAGCTTTTTACGAAGATGCGGCAATACCACTATTCAATAATTTGTTAGCTAGTTTAAATCGTTGGCTCGGTTGGCGTGTTGGTTTAAAACCTACCGATATTATTTGTGTGGATATTGATGCTGTTTCAGCATTAGAGCCGAGACGAGCAGAACGCAATAAAACACTTGATACAATGCAGTCAATTAGCACCAATGAAAAACGTTTAGCCATGGGTTATGAGCCTGTGGATGGTGGTGATGTATTGCTAGTTAATAGCGGATTGATACCCTTAGAAATGGCAGGGGCAGACGTACCAACGATGCCGATATTATGACAAGAAATCAGAAGCTAAAATATGCAAGGGCTGTTTTATTGATGCAAGACCGCATTGCATTGAAGTATCAAAAAGATATTAAACGAGAATTAAAACTCACAGCGTCACAGCTTGCTGAATCCTATCGTATTAATCAATCTACTGTCGAATATCCACAAATACAAAACGAACATCAAAAACGCATCACTGAAATATTGCTTGAATTAGCTAAAGAGACATCCGACAAATTCAAGGTTTTTACGCTAAATGCAAAAAAGGATATGTTTAGCAATTATGTCGAAAATGGTATTTATAGTATGTTAGCAACTAACGTATTAACAACGGCGTCAACAGTTAGTGCTAACACTATAGCAATTGCCAGTGTTGTCATTATGCAATCAATGCGTGAGTCAGTTAATAAACCTAAAAACTCTCAACCTGATGTTATTGCTAAAAACATATCAAAAAGAGTGGGTGGCCAGTATTCAGTTAGCCGAGCCATGACAATCGCAAGAACGGAAACACACAAAGCAGCAAATACCGCACAGTATCACCGTGCAAGTGTAGCAGCTCAAGAATCGGAGCTAGAGGTTGTTGTGGAGTGGATTAGCACAAACGATGGCAGAGTTAGAGACGATCACAAACACGCTGACGGACAAACAAGGCCAATTGGTCAACCATTCAATGTAGGTGGTGAGCTGTTAATGTACCCGAGTGACCCGAAAGGCAGCGCGGCTAATGTTATTAATTGCCGATGTGTACTTGGTTATGATACTAAATAAAAAACCCATGCGCTAACATGGGTTTAATGGTCGAGGCCAACAGAGGAAAATACCGCAACCAAAGCTAATATAACATAGTTTTGAGGGCGATGCGATGCGTTTACATTACACAAAAGCAATGGCTTTAGTTGATGACAATTTTAATGCGGAAAGTGATGGTTTATTTAAAGGATATGCGGCTGCAACTGGGAATGTTGACTTAGGCGGCGATATTATTTTAAAAGGCGCGTTTAATGAATGGCTGCAAACAGCAGATGCTAGCCGCGTGCGCGTACTTTGGCAACATGACTGGGACAAGCCGATTGGCAAAACCTTATCCATGTATGAAGATGATAAAGGTTTGGCTGTTGAGGGTGAATTATTATTAGATATTCAAAAAGCACAAGAGGCGCGTACATTAGTTAAAAATAACGCGATTGATGGCTTGAGTATTGGTTATATGATTGATGATTTTGCATACGAAAATAATGTGCGTATCATCAAAAAGTTATCTGTTTTCGAGTTTAGTTTTGTGACATTTGCAATGAATCCTAATAGTATTGTAAATGACATGAAAAGTGCTAAACTAGATACCGTTAGAGATTGTGAGCATTACCTGCGCGATGTTTGTAAGTTATCACGCTCTGAAGCAAAAACGCTAATTAGTCGAATTAAGCAAAGTCGAGATGATGAGCCTAATTATGATGAAATAGCAGCTTCATTGTTGAAACTTAATCAAACATTACGAGGTTAATACCATGACTGATTTTATTACAGAAGTCAAAAAGCTAATGGACGAAACAGGCAATGCCGTTTCTCAATTACGCCAAAGCCAAGAACAAGCNNATTTAATCGAAAAAGATATTGCAGGTTTAATTTTGTCTGTTCAAGAAATCAAAAAAGCGCAGTCTGTAAATAATTCACAGCCAAAAGATGGTTTAAGCGACGAGCAACGTGAAGCCAAAAGCGCGTTATTTAAACATATGCGCGGTGGTCGTTTATCGGATTCTGAGCAAAAAGCATTATCAACCATCACTAATCCCGATGGCGGTTATTTAACATCTCCAGATATGACTGGTCGAATTATTCAGCGTATTCATGATAATTCACCTATTCGCCGTTTTGCTAATGTAAAAACCACAGGCAAAGACACTGTTAATGGCTTAATTGATAATGGCCGGAATAGTTATTCTTGGGGTTTTCAGGGCAACACACCAAGCACCACAAACACAAAAGAGTTTGGTCAGTACGAAATTAAAGTTAAAAAACTTTATGCGTACCCAACAGCAACAACTGAAATGCTTGAAGATGCAGATTACGACATCGAAGGCATGGTTATTGCTGATGCAGCACAAGGTTTTGCTGAGGGTGAGGCATATGGGTTTTTGTTAGGTAATGGTGTTTTACAACCACGCGGCTTAATGACAGTGCCCACTGCTTACACAGGCGACAATACTCGCGCATGGGGTACAGTGCAGAAGTTCAAAACTGGCGTTAATGGCGCGTTTGCAGCAACACCTAACGGCGGGAAAGTATTTATTGACGCTGCTATGTCTTTACGCGGTGCATATCGTGCAGGTGCTATTTTTGGTATGAATCGCTTTACATTTGCTGCTGCGATGAAGCTTCAAGATAGTGATGGTAATTTTATTTGGCAGCCAACTTGGAACTTAACAGATTCTCCGTTTGGTATGATTCTTGGTATTCCTGTTGTGCCTGATTTTGACCATATGGCTGATATTGCAAATGATAGCTTGTCGATTTTTGTCGGTAACTTAAATCAAGCCTATCAAATTGTTGACCGTCGCGGAGTTAATGTTATTCGTGACAATATTACTAATCCTGATGTTGTTAAGTGGTATTTCACAAAACGTACAGGTGGCGATGTTGTTAACTCCGAAGCCGTCCGTTTCATCGAATTTAAAGCTTAATAAAGGTGCTGAAAATGAGTACAAATAAAGATTTACACAATCAAATTAGTACAGGTGTGGCGATTGCATTAACTGCTGTTGC